ATTCGTTCCAACAAGATTAAAATTCAACGAAATTGGCTCATAATGTTCAGCACCAGCACCACCAGCAAAAGTAACAGTCAATTCATCTGTTGATCTTCCGCCAATCATTAGCGCATGATTGGTTCTGGTTGAATTCGGAGTTGTTGAACTTTTGATATTGACTCCAACTGTCGCCGCGCCACCAGCAATTAAAAGTCCGGATGTAAAAGCAGTACAAGTAGATTGGCAAAGACCGACATACAACCCAGCATAGTCTCCGGTATTTGTCATTGAAGTGGTGTTACTCAAAGCAGCAACGCCAGCAAGAACTGCGCTAGCATCAACAGTAATACTCGCGCCACCCGGCCGCCCAATCACACCTGCCATACACGGATAAGAAGTGCTTGCACCATCGCCAGCATGGAAGCCACCATTTGATTCGATAGTACCCATCAGACCGGCAGCATACAAACCAAGCACAACAGTTTTCGCAACTAATTGACCAACAAGACCATAAGCTTCGGCTTCAAGAGTTCCGGAAACCTGAACAACGTGTCGGAACCTACCACACTTTGCACTGTAGCTACCAGTAAGAAGTGAATCAGTTGCACCGAAAACACTCAGAACATCAAGTTGTCCATCTTCCCAAATATCCATATCCGTTCCAAATAGAACACCATGCGTGGTTGCAGCGGCAGCAACGAAATCGCCAATTCTCAAACCAGTAGTAACATCAGGACCCGGCATATAAATACCAACAGGCCACTCGGCTGCACCGGCCGCATTGTCAATCAAGATTGCGGCGCAAGTACCATTATTCGTAATCGTGCCAGCACCAGTAGTTTCAACGTGAATACCGCAAGCTTCGCCACTAGCATCCACAGTCAACGAAGTGCCAATCTCAAGGCTTGCATCAAAACATGATAGAGTTGCGCCAGCCTGAGAGACGTGCGCGCCAACCAATTCCAAGTATCCTTGGCTAGCCGTGTAGATTCCAGTTGCTACGTCAACTCCATCAACCATCTTCATTTGAGCGCCAACGGCCCGAATCGTACTGCCAGCCTGGTCTACCGTAAGCAGAATTCGAGAACGGAAGTTATAGACGCTATCACCGATAACTAGATCATTATCATCGCCATACACAGTAGCAGCGGCCGGAACGTCTGAAGAAATCGCAATTCCGCTACCAGCAGTCAAAGACGAAAACGAACCAACATTAAATACGTCTTCATCCCCACCAACGGCAAGAGCATTAAACGCACACGAAGTTACGGAGCCCTCATTTACATAAAGAGAGCTTCCAGCATTCCCATCTGTATGCTGAAAAATACAACCAGTCTGATAACCATCCGTACCATCAGTAGGTACAGTAGCCCCAGACGCGAACAAAAGACCACGATCCGGCAGGGCCGGTTGCTTCATACGAAGCAAATGACAAATCCTACTAATCATTTTGCACCCCTTTTAGTACGGGTTAAAAAAATTCCGGTTCTTGCGACCCGGCAGTTGAACTACCAATTAACTTTCCTTCCACTCAGAACATCATACAAATTACGAAAACCTTGACCAAGAAAATTTATCGCAGGTGGATATGTCCTCTTCTTAGTTGTTTTCTTACCAGCTTCACGAGCAGCAGCAATTTTCATATGTTGCTGACGCATAAATTCATCAACACGTTTCCTTTCAGCAATTCGTTCAGCATTGGTCTTTTGTTCTTTCGCCATTATCTTATTCCCTAAATTACAGGTTGTGATCCAGGAGCGTATGTAATATTTCCAGTTTGATAAGTTCCTTCAGCGCCCTCACCAATAATCTGAATTTCCAAAGTTGCTGCATAACCTTTTGCAATGACAGCATCGCCAATATTCAAAAGTTGAATACCTTCACCAAGTTTAGCTTTTTCACCAAAACCAACTGCTGCCTGTACCCTATTTGCTAATTGAATAATAAATCCATCACGATACACATCAGCATCAAGTATTTTTTTACTTTTCGCCTTCCCTTCCCATTTGCCTCTGTCATATGCCATAAGTTTGTTTCCTTATTTTTCTGGCCAAACTGGATATTGCGGATCAGTTATAAATGGGGGCCAATTTAGGACATGCCTATACTCAATGCTAGTATTAGTTTCAATTCCACCAGCAGCAGCACCGGCGCAGATTGCATTTACAGCCAACCTTGATTTAGCCCCAAGCACTCTTACTGTATTACCTTGATTACCTAAACAAAGTCCATTCTCAAGAATTGGTGTTTCGCCAAAACCGAGATATACCGGATTCCCAGCCTTGTCAAATTCCGCTGTATATAATTGAACTAAAATTTCATCCCTGTATTCATCGGCAGGAATGATTTCAGTTGCCACACCGGCTTCAAGTTCCCAGCTATAAGCAGACATTAAAAGAACCAAATAAATGATCCTGGACGATATTCCAAATCTTCGCATGTTTCAATTCCAACTACAGTTGCACCTTGCGCCCATCCGTAAATCGGAAGCCTAGCTTTATCTCCCATCACCCTAACCGAACAACCCGGAACCATCAACAGAATTCCAGTTGCATCAGCAGCAGCCTCACCAAAACCAAGATAAACACCATAAAAATCCTGCAATTGCAGAGTAATGTAATCACGATGTTCATCAGCGGCAATAATCAATTCGCTAGAACCGCCAGTAAGCACTTTCGTAGATGCAGACATTAGTATGTTACGTCCTTATAAACTATTGGATACTCTGAACCAGTCCAACCTCTCCTAAATTCAATTGAAGTAGTTTCAATATGGCCCATTGGTCCATAAAATCGAGCGCCACGTTTTGAATCCCTAGCAACTGCATCAACAAGTAATGCAGAAAATTTTTGATTATGAATTCCTATTTCATCATTAAATCTCTGTTCCGCAATAGCAAGACAAGATTCAATATATAATTCTGCTAGTTGCATTCCTCCAAGTGGATATGGATAAGAATCTGAAAGCGCCCCACTATATGCTTCATACGACCCATAGAGAGTCCAGTCGCTATCCGGTTCCGGATAGAAGAGAATCTCTTGGCGCTGGCCATCGGAACCATCCGAAGTCTTGTATCTCGTAGCTGCGTAATATGGCGCGCCAGTAAGACCAGTAGAAGCCCTCAAGGCAAGAATTCTTCCAATGGAAACAATTGTAATACTCGAACGATATTCATTGGCAGAATAATAAAGAGATCCAATCAATCGACCGAAGTCATCAGGCAAATCATAATCGCCTTCACCATCCTCAATATCGAATGTAAATCCAGGGCGAAGCCAAGACCATTCGTAACCAATGGTACTCTTATCTACGGCCGGTGGATAATAAACTTGCCTCACTCCAGATTGGACAGCAGCATCGATATCTGTTTCCTGGGCAGCGCTCCAATTATCAGGTGTTCTTCCATACCCAAGAAAGCTACCAACTTCCTTTTCGAGATCAACAAAACCAATACTAAGACTACTCTCAGCCATATTTATTCCTTAATATAATAGGTGCCGTGGCGCTGCGAAGAGAAAACAGCGCCACGGCTTTGAACCCGGCCGGGTATTAAGTCATATCGCCCCCGTATGACTTAATCAATATTCAACCCTTACGCAACAGTGCACCCAACACTTGATTGCAAAACCCAATCACCAGAACTCCATTCCACCACAACTGAATCAGCAACATTATTCATTGTAGCAGTTGAAACTGCATCCTCTTCAACACCATTATACACAATGCCATTGATTGTGAGGACGAAATTATAGCTAGCACCTTGATCCGTCAACACAATAAACTTCTTGCGCAAACCTTCAATGGTGCCGTCAGCAAGAGTAAACGTAGCATGAGCTTCAAGCGTACCACAATCAAGATAGGTAACACCACCTACCATATAACCAGTCTGTGCACCACCAACATCATTGTCAAACACTTCAACAAGACCGCTCGGCAATCCGGGCTGGAGGAATGCAAGGCAAGAAGCAGCAGCACTAGAATTATCAACCGTCTGAAGAGGAACGGCAGAACCTTCACCCTGGAAGCCAGCATACCGGAAATAACCGGCATAAGTACCGCCAGCTTCACAAGTATAAATACCAACACCAATTGTGCTGCTAACCTTTGTCAGAATATTACAAACACTACCAGGACGGTAAATTTCAACATACTGACCACCAGTACAAGCGGAATAAGCACGAGCAGTAACACCAGCGAAAAATCTGGCATTAAGAACTGTCGGGACTTCAACGCGATTCATACGTTCGGGATATGCACCAGCAGCGGAACCATCGGTGCGATTATAATCCCAATTGTAACAAACACCTTGGCCCTCAAGAAGCGCAGTAGAGCCTTCAAACCAAACCCACTCACTGAAGACCTTACCTTGCTTTTGGTAAGCATTAGTAGAAACATTAGTCATTTTAGATTTCCTATTATATCAGTAATTGTTTTCAGTAAACTAGGTAAATGGTTTACGAAACCACTGCAAATACAGCTTGCTTACGAAGATCGGTACATACCATATTCAGAGTGCAATCAAGATCAACACGCCGAACAAGGTGCTTATTAGGAACCATATAAGGCTTAGTTAGTTCATTTTCCCAACCAACCAAAACACCGATAGCGAGTACAGTCCAATCAAGCATATAGATTGGATTTTCCGTGTCGTTATCAAGATACGGAGCGTAAATAACTGGCGTTGACTTAAATAGCGTGCGACCATCCTTCGAGGCCAAGTCATTCCCGAGATTCATGTTTTGGTCTTCGAGAATTTCCTCAAGAAGACCAATTACGGAATCATTGGTATAAATACCGTTTTTGGTAGCAGCGCCAAGAGTGGGAACATTATGCGAAACGGGACTTCGGAAACGAATATTACGATGACCCTTACGCATCTTTCGTACCAAATCCTCTTTCGTGACGGATGCATAATCGCCGAACCAATTGGCCCAACGAGCATATGTAGTAGAACTAATACCGGCACGACCATCAGCAAATCCAGAAGGATTCAGACCATAGAAACCTTCTTGACCATTAGTACCCTTCTGCACCCAAAACCCAACCCCAAATGGAGTTTTATTGTCACTGCTA